GCTAAAGGCATACTTTGAGGAAACATATCCAGGCTGGAAACGAGGCGACGCTGTTAAGGATGTGCCCTCCCGGGCAAATAAACTGCCCTCCGAGTTGCCCTTCTAAAAAAACCTTGACAAATAGCAAATAGTTCTTATCTTGACTACGTAGGCAGATTTAGAGGGAGATTATGAAACTTGAATCACTAAAGAAAACTGAAGTATTTGAACGGTTCAACGAAAGAATACCCGAAAAAGAACTCGCCGATCTAACTCTGTTTATGGAGCGAAAAAGAAAGAAACAAAGACGATGGGAGCCAACACTTTTTAATAGAAGGGTGGAGTAAATTATGCTTGGAATCTTTCTTTTTATTGTGTGTCCTCTTCTTGTTTTAGTGTGTGTTCTGGGGATGGTGAATGCTTTAGAGAAGAGGGAGAAAAATTGACAGCTACTCCGAAGGTTAGAAAACAAGCCAAAAGAGAGTTAAATGTTAGGCAAGCACAAGTTCTAACATACCTTGCTCTTGGGAAGCGTGTGCGTGAAATTGCCGAGCTGTTAGGTGTGTCCGATGATTCGATTCGTAGAGATATGAGACGGCTTGATGAAACAAAGACCCGCGACAACCGTCTTGAAATTGAGCTTGAAAAGCACCGGCTTCTTTGGAATAAGTCGCTTGCTTGTATTGAAGGAAACTTAGATCATGGCAACTTGAAGGCGGCCGAGGACGTTCTGAAATACACTGGAGTCTGGACTGATAGGCTTGAAGTCACCGCCAAAGTCGACCCTGACGACCAGCAGAAGAAGATGATGGAGAACATGGAGGCTTTGCTTAAGCTGTCAAAGGGCAAGGTGCAAGGGGCTTTGCCGGAGAAGACGGAGGAAGAGCTTAGGCTTGCTCCGGGAGAACCAACGCTTGGAACGGTGTCCTGTGTAGAGAAGACTGGGCTTATGGAAAAGTTAGAGATAGCACCAGAAGAAATGAAGCCGGGAGCAATGATCCATGTGGACAAAGACGGCAACAGGGTTAAGACCACAGAGACTGAGACTCAATCTCAATTGGGTGCTTGCACCTGTGATTTTGGGCACTCTGCTATGGGTGATCCCGTAAACATTGATCCTAAGTGTCCGGTACATGGAGACAAGAAGCAAGCCATCTTCACAAACCCTAAGAGTCCTCGCTATGCTCAGATCGTTGACCTGCCCTCCGGGAAGGATGGGGACAAGGACAAGGACCTAACTCCCGTTGACCAATTTCCACCTAAGAGTCCGGTGGTGAGCAAGGATAATGGGAAGGTTGTTAGGTTTGAGAAGAAGGACAGGGAGCAAGGGGGGGGATAACCCGCCCCCTGGGGGGTCGGATGATTAGATATATGGATCCAGTCCCAATATTTATAATATTTTAGACCTTTTTTCGAGGTAAGTTGATGACTAAATTAGAGATAGCTAAAGTTGATTTTGAGGCAGATATATTTACTTTAAATTTACAGAATTTATTTACCCCGGACATGGTTTATGGTGCATTTGAAAAGTTTTTAAAGGCTACTGGACACGCTAATCCCCTGATTCAATGGGGGCTTGAGGTAGATTGATACCATGAAACAAGATAGAATCCTAAACACAAAGAAAGATGGTTCTTTTCTTTTCACTTTCCCGCCTAAGAAGAACAGAAAAAAGAATAAGGATTGCTTGACTTTATTGGATTTACCTTCTGGTGCTTGTATTGAGGACTATGGTTTTACTGTTGAGGGGCTCCTTGAGAGTGGTGAGCTTGTTCCGATTGGGGATGTTGAAAAATTTACTTGGTATGGGGATCGGCAAAAGTTTTATGCTCAGTTCTTAAAAGGTAAACGTCAAGCGGGGCAGAAGGAGATTAGTAGTGTCTGATTTAGCTTTCACTTTAACTAACTTAAGTCAAGAAGAGGTTATAAATCTTTTAGCTGAGGATGTGATGAAGGCGAAGAGGATGGGGTTAGTTGCGTCTTTGTGTGAGGTTTTGGATTTACACCGACAAGCTATTGCGGGGGAGGTTCAGCCTCAGATTGCTTTGAAGAATATTTGTTTTACTGCTCTTACGCCGGAGTCTGAGAAACTCTCTGAGGCTTTAACGGTTTTTTATAAGCAGAAAGTATCTGGTACGATTATTGATGAATTAAAAGCCCTTATTCGGGATGCTTTGAAATGAAGGGAATTCTATACCCAGCGATAGACATGGGAGATTTGCCACCTCTTACTGAAGAAGAGTGGGAGACTGTTCCTGCTTTGATGGGGAAAAATGCGGGTAAGGTTTTAAGTGATTTAATTGAGAAATATCTGAAGCATCAAGCGGGGAGTTTGGAGGGGGGCGATTCCCTGCTTGAGGAGGGGTGAGAAATGATTAAGGTTATCAATAAGCAGGTTTTTGAAATTACGGTGCAGGGTATGATTATAACACCTGAGCTTATTTCTGGATTACTTCGTGACTATTTTATTTCTACTATTAGCAGATCTGAGTTTATTGAAGTTAAAGAGCTTGTTGTTGATGAGGAGAAGAGATGACTTTTCGTTTTTGCGATATTTTCTTTGTTTTGTTTGTAATTGTGATGGTTAGTGGATTGGCTGGTTTTTGTTTTTGGGTGGGTTCGGTTTGGAAAGAGAAGAAGATGCTTGAAGAGGAGTAACATGGAAGAAGAGCGGATAAGAGAGATAAGGAAAGGAATGGCAAGCGGCGAGATTGGGGGTTTTTTTATTTACGATGAGGGTGGTAGAGAGATAGATTTTATGGAAAAGAATCGACCCAAGAAATCTATTAAAAGGAAATTTTGGCAATTATGGAAACCTTAACAGAACAAGTAACGGACACGCTCAAATCTACGAGTAAGGATCCTCTTTTGGCTTTGGAGCGAAAGTTGGATCGGACGGTTTACGAGTTATTTGCAGCTTGTTACTTGCCTCATCATTTGGTAAAGGAGGATGGTCGTGGTGGAACAGAGCCTTGCCCCAATGCCCCAATGCACGGGGAGATGTGTAAAAGATTTAGACATAAGACACGTTGTGTGGTTGTTGCCCCCGCTAAATATGCTAAGTCAACTTGGTGTTCGTTTATACAACCCCTCACAGACGGGGTTTTGGGTCTCGTCAAAGGTGATATCTTACTTATATCGAATACGGGACGATTGGCAGAGCACTGGCTTTCGTTGATAAAGGAGGAGATTGAACACAACGTGGATCTTCGGAGCAGGTTTGGGAATCTGAAGGGGGATATTTGGCGACAGGATATGATTAAGTTAAGGACGGGTATCACTATTGTTTCTTTGGGTTTGAACTATCAGATTAGGGGGACGGGTTGGGCTAAGGTTATTTGTGATGACATGGAGGACGATGAGATGGTTCGGTCGGAGGAGCAGAGGGAAAAGTTTGAGGACTGGTTTGATGGTGCGTTGATGGGTAGGATGCACCCGCATACTCGGCTTTCGATAACGGGCACTTTTCTGCACCCGCTTTGCAAGATAAAGAAGATGTTTGAAAACATTGATGGAAGATATACTGCTTGGGACAGGATCCTGTTTCAAGCCTTGAATGAAGAGGGTGAATCGACATGGCCGGAGCGTTGGCCGACTGATGTGGTTTTGAAGCAAAGAATAGAGATGGGGGAGAAGAAATTTTTATCGGAGAAGATGAACGCACCCGTCTTTGGCAAGGATCACGTCTTCAAGGGGGAGTGGTTTAAATATTATGATACTTTGCCCAAGGACTTATATATGGTGGCGATGGTTGATCCATCTTCGAGCAAGGAGAAAGAGGTGGGGGACTATACAGTTTATGAGGTTTGGGGTAAGGATTTGTTGCTTGAGAATTATTATTTCCTTGGCATGACACGTGGACGTTGGGCAAAGCATTCAAAGATCAAGGCTGGTCTCGACTATAACCAGGCTTACCATCCGGTTGTTAATTTGTTTGAATGTGATGCTTATTCAAAAGAGTTAAAGGTGGACTTGCTTGAAGAGGCAAAGAAGAGGGGTCAATATTTTCCCTATCGGTTTTTGTCTACCAAGAAGAATAAGATAGAGCGGGCACAGATGGTTACTGATCTTTGGGAGAAGGGCAAGGTTTTCTTGCCACGCAAAGGTGCTGAGAGGCTTAAAGAAGAGATGCTGATGTTTCCGTTCGGGGATTATGATGATTGTGTGGATCCTATGAGTGGTGCGCTTGGTTTTCTCCGTAAGCAAAGGGTTAAGATCAGACACAAAAAACAGATTTATCGAAAAGAGTTAAAACCGAATAAGGCGGGGAGGTTGGTGTGAAAGGAACGGATGTTTTAACTGCACAGCAAATAAGACAAGCAGTTAAAACCTTAAGGTCACACAGAGCAACAAATCAGCAATCTGATTTGACTCCTAAACAATGGAAAGAATTAAGGGAATCTTTTGATTTCTTTATGGAAAAAGATTTTAAGGACTCGCCAATAAAAGATGATGTAAATGAATTAAAAAATGTGATTACAACGGGGAGATTGGTATGAGAAGCAAAGTGCCAGAGAAAAAGATACCGGAGTTTAGTGAAGAGCCGGGGGGTGATCTTATAGATTTAGGTGAATGTGCCATGTATGATTGGGAAAAGGGTTGTTATGTTATTAAACCATGTTCTGTTAGAATGTATACGCCAGAACAGTTAAAACGTAGGGATGAGATTAATGGGCAACAAGGGATGTTACCGGCGGCGGGGAGATTGGTGTGAAGAAGGTTAAATTAGATTATGATGAATGGTATCCGGTGTTTTCATTGAAGGAAGACTATAATCCCAAGTGGCATGCTAAGGAAGTTGTTGAAATAGAAGATAAGTTTTATTCTGAATATTTGAAGGCATTGGAACAATTTTCTAATATGCAAAATAAACTGCAGAAACTGGCTGAAGAAAAGGGAATTTATAGTTAGGGAGGATTTATGAATTTCAAGCCTTATGCTGACAAGATAATTGTCAAGTCTATCAAGAAAGGGAAGTCGGATGGTGGTATCATTTTAACCGAGATGCAAGGTATGGAAAATTTGGTGCGGGGTGAGGTTGTGGCGATCTCTGATGGCTTTCTTTTTGGTGACAAGGAGTGGCCTGTGACCTCTAAGGTTGGGGACATTGTATGGTTTCAGGAGGGCGTGGGTGTTCCATTTCCATTTGAAGGGGAGAAATATTTGATGTTGCAGGATGGGGCGGTGCTTGGGAAGGAGAAAAAAATCAAAGACTTTAAAACTGATCGACCAAATATTATACCAGTAGAGGGAAAGTAAAATAACTTTAAGCCGGAACTTAAAGTAAAGAAGTAGTCGGGGGGCGTAAAAGGGTGGCAAAAGAAAAAGCAGTAGAGGTAGACGAAGACGTCGGATCGGGTAGTATCGACATTGATACCGAAACAGACGAAAAACTTATAGCGCAAAAGATTGCGGAACAGATCTCTGAGTCTCGCACCTATTGGGAATCTTTCAAATCTTTATGCACTGAACTATATTTCGATTTTCTTGCCTACAAAGAATCCATCCAGGATTCTACCAAATCCAATACATTTATTCCTTTGCCTTATGTAGACATAAGGGTTACTAAGGCACGGATCAAACAGATCATTACGGGCACCAAGCCTTATGCTCGTGTTAAGCCTAAGCCCTACAGTCCTGATCTTAGTTTTAAAGCCAGCCACTTTGCCTACAATCTTTTGTATGAGGCTGAATTTGAGTCCTTCCTCGACTTACTCATACAGGATGCTTTGATTTATACTGGGGCTCCATTTCAAGAAACGTGGGGTGTGGAATATAAAGAGATGCCTGCCTTTTGGGATGCGGAGAGTTTAGGGGAGAAGTTTGGTGTTGATTTAACGGGGGTAGATATTCGCATTCCCAAATTTGACGATAACGGCGAAAGGGTTTTTGAGCTTCAGGAAACAAGGGATGGAATTTTCTTGGAGGTCATTCCTATTCAGGATTTTTACCTGATTAAGAATTCTAAGAACGTTGAAACGGATGCGTGGGCAGGTAAACATTATAAGGCTACCATAGAGAATTTAGAGAAAAAGGTTAATCCTGACGGCACCCCCTATTACGAGAATCTCGATCTATTGAGAGCGTTAGACACGACCAAGCGTGCCGACACTACGGGGGCGACACGTCAATCCCAGCCTGTTCAAAGAGACGAACCCTCTCAATCTACCTTCACCAAAGAATTTGACATTATCGAATTCTGCACAGATAAAAAGATTTTTCATTGGCCAGAAGGTGCGCAGTTTTTGATTGCCCAAAATCCCAATCCCTACAAGAGAAAACCTTATCATATCGCCAGGGTAGAAAAACTTACTGGTGAACCTTATGGACTTTCACCTAATCGAGTCAATCACCTGTTAACCCGGACTATGAATGAAGTTGTGGACATCATTATGGATGGTTTGTTTTTAGAGGACAACAAGGCGTTCGTCATTGATGAAAATCGAATAGATGATTTTGAGGTTGGGGCGACACAAGGCAATTTGATTCATGTTAAAAACCTTGATCCGGGTGAGAGTGTAACCAATGCTATTTATGCTCTTGAGACAAGAGCAGTAGCCAATGAAATTATGCCTCTTTGGGAAAAGCTTGATGTTACCCACCAGTTGGTGGCGGGTAGACCCAATATGAGTGTTGGGATGCCACAGCAGGGTGCTGAGACTGCTTATGAGAACGCACAGTTGGCGGCGGGTGCAAACACCCCGGTTATTGATATGACGGCTAATCTTGTTGATACCGCTTTGAGACCAATTTATCAGGACCTGTTCCATTTAGCTATGATATATTTCACCAAAGAGAAAAGTATGGAGGCGTTGGATGATGATGGTAACTTGATTGGGGGGGAACCTTTAGTGATGACCCCACGTGAAGTTTATGCAAACTATGACTTTGAATTTGAGTTTTTGGGTAAGGAAAGAAATAAGATTGAAGAGCGGGCGGCGTTGACTAATATGTTGATGGTTTGGGGAAACGTTAAAAATGTAGATGAGGTTACGGCTTTAATTATGAAGAATCTTTTGTTGCAATCAGGCATATCGGATACGGCTGCTATTAAGGGGGCTTTAGATAAAGCCATAGAGCAAAGACGGCAAATGGAGATGTTGGCAATGCAAGCCAAGATGGGGGGAGGGGAGCAAGGGAGACCAATGGGTGGCTTGCCAGAAGGGGGATCAGAGGCGGTTGGTGAGCCGATGCGGGACACAGGGAATATGATGAACGCTCTTAAACCTACGGGGATGTAATGGAAAAGCAGAAAAGGATAAAATTTGAAATAATTGAATATCAAGATGGTTACGGCATTAAGGTCAACGGTCAAGATTTAATGCGAGGGGGACACAAAATGCGATACAGTGATCTCGACTTGGCTAAATGTGAAATGGTGAGTTTTGTTCTTGGGAATACAAAAGAATTGGAACGGTTTGTGAAATATCGCATCAATGAGATAGAATCTATTTTGGAAGTAAATAGGGTGTCCATAGGATTAAGGGAACATTTGGGGATTTAAGTATGCCAAAGGAAATGGAAAGAAAATTAAGGGCACAGGTGAACAAAAAGTATCCTAACTGGTCAAAAACCAAAAAGGATGCCTATGTCTATGGAACTCTGAGAAAAACGGGATGGGTTCCCCAAAAAAGGAAAAAACATTGAAATGTAATACCTGTGGTGAGGATAAGTCTGTTGAGGAATTTTATTTAGAACGAAAAAAGCCAAGACAAAGATGTAAGTCTTGTACCAGAAGGGCAATTAGAATATCGCATTGGAATAATCGTGGTGTTAAAATCACATGGGACGAATATGAAACGATGTTTTTATTTCAAAATGGGGAATGTGCTGTATGTAACAAAAAACTCCAAAGGGATAGCACAATAAAAAATAATACCGCTGTTATTGATCACGATCACAAAACAGGAATAGTAAGAGGGCTTTTATGTAATTCTTGTAATAGAGCCATCGGATTACTTGGTGATAATATAGAAGTAGTTTACAGCATCATAGATTATTTAGGCGGATGGAAACCCTCAACACAGAAAGGAAAATAATGGCATCTAATCCACACAATCAGGCAGAACTTGCAACTTTTGCTAAAAGAAAAAAAGAACAGATGGAAATGAATGTATTGCATAAAGCTGAATCCAATACTCTTGAGTTCTTAAGTTGGGCGGAGTTGCCCATGACAAAAGAGATGAGAAGGATATTTGCAGATATGCGAAAAAAATTCCAAAATCACTTTGAATCCCTGAAATGGAAGGGTGAAGGTGAGGCGTTTGGTTTAGCATATTCAATGAGATTTTTGGATGTTTTGGAAAACGCAATTAACTCTGTTCGGAGAGAATACGCTAACATTCAAACTAAAAAACAACAAAAGGAGGGCTAAATAATGGCAACGCCAAAGACCAATCTGCCCCCGGAGACCGAGATATTATCTGAGACTCGTCGGGAAGTAACCGGTCCGCCTCAGACATCTCCTAATCAGGGATTAGCTGATCCGTCTCAGGTTGTGGCTGAAACCGCTCCAGAGGAACCTTTGGAGCAAGAACTGGAAACCGTGGATCAACCATTTACAATTGATGGGGGTGGTGAACCACTCCCAGAAGAACCATTGGGTGACGAGCCAACGGGTATTCCCTTAAAGGATACCCAGGCGGCACTTACCAAGGCGAGCCAAGAACTTGCTAAAATGAAAAAGGTTCTTGCCACAGTGGTAGCCAACACTCAATTGACGGGGCAACAACCACAGCAAACACCACTAACTTCACCCGAAATGTTTTCACCTGAACCAACCGATGATGAACGCCTTGATCCTACAAAATACACCCAGCGAATGATGGCTGTGCAGGAACATAAAAACAAGATTCTCGAAATGCAGACCTTCACAGAGAATCATCCTGATTGGACGGACTTAATGGATACTATGGGGGAGATTAGCAACGAAGAAGAACCGGGCACGTTTAACAAACCCGGTGGTTTGCGTCGTCTCCACAAGAGGGCTACAGAACGAGAAGAGTTAGCCGGACATCGGGCAGCCATGAAGGATGGTGCAGACAAGGCATTTCAGGCTGGAGCTAACATGCAGAGGAAGAAGGGTGGTAGTCCGTTTGTTTCTCCTGGTGGTAGTGGAGGTGTAAAATCAAGGTCTACCGTGCCCTCTGATTTTGCTAAGTGGGACACGGACAAGCAATTGCAATGGTTGAAAGATCACGGTCGCTATAAAGATCAATTGGTTTAAAAACTGAAAGAAAAGGGGGTTTTAAAAAATGGCACATGCTGTTCAAATAACCGGCACTTATGGAACTGGCGTAGGTCCAATTTATACTCATATCAACAAAAAGTTGTTAGAGATTGCTCGTCCCATAATGCCACTTTATCAGTTTGCTCAGAAGAGGTTCATACCTTTAAATGCTGGGAAAACTGCACAGTTCACTCGGCTTTTGCATATTGCACCCGTAACCAGTGCTTTAACTGAGGGTTCACTAACGGACGCAGTTAAGGTCTATGCACAGGATTTTACTGTATCCGTGGCGGAATGGGGTAAGGCGGTAGCGGTGTCTACGCTTTTAGATGACACCTTTATTACTCCAGCCTTGCAAGCACAGGTTGAGCTTTTGGGTATTAATATGGGTGAGAGTATGCAGTTAGAGCTTCAGAAAACCTTGTGGGGAGAGGACTACGACGACGTTACACTTACCCATGAAGCCAATACCGGTGCTATCGGACTGGCTTGGGCTTCCACTGCGGCTACGTTGAATGCGTTGAATTTTAATGTTGCCGCCAGCACAAGTGGTTCTACTGTCACCTTTGTTTCAGGTAGCTTGGTAGCTGCCGGGTCTCATTATGGACGAAACGATGATACGTTTCTTGGTGGTGGTATTGTATTCACTAATCCACAAAGCCCCAATTATGGATTAGGTAGGAGAGTATTCGATTATACCTCAGCTGCGGGAACGGTAACATGGAAAACTGCCGTTAAGACCACTACTGCAACCTTGGACAATGATGCTTTTGTTGCTGGATTGGAGACAGCCCGTGTGATGTCACTGTCATCTGCCACTACACTGTCCTTGACTGCCAATACCGACAGATTAAAGGCTGCTGCCCTAAGACGAGCTTGTGGAATTTTGCGGAAGGAATCAGCACCGCCATTCCAGGCACCCTATTATGTGGCGGTGGTAAGCCCGGACGAATATCATAATTTATCTGCTTCGACAGCAACGGGAGAATTTATTGATATTCACAAATATACTGATATTGGTCCATTGCTGCAGAATGAAGTTGGAAGAATAGGTGGATGTAAGGTGATTTTGGATAATAAACCTTACAAACTGGCTATTACTTCACCGTTTGATTATTCGGCTACGGGTGGTCTGCATGTTTCCTTTGTTTTGGGCAAAAATGCTTTCGGGTGTGTAGGACTACAGGGGCAAAATCAGTTGGGTCAAAGTGACACCAAGGTTATCCTCAAGCGACCTGGACCACAGACAACCAGCGATCCACACGATATGATTAATACTGCTTCATGGAAAACGACCTTTGCTCGGTTGTCTTTGGATGCTTCTAATGCGGTAGCGATAATATCTTATCCTAACGAGATATAATCAACCAACAAGTGGGGGCAGGGTTTATCTCTGCCCCCATAGGCTAAAATGAGTAAACTTAAGGTTGTCATAATATCAACGGCTGATTGGGCTGGTTCGCAATACCATGCGTGTCAAGCTATCAATTCGGTGGGTGAGTTTGAGTGTAGGCATATAACTATGTTCAAGCATCCATTTGAGTTTCCAACAGATATTTTTGTTGGCATTTATCCTAATTCAGGGGGGGAGCGGCTGAGTGAGTCAGTGAGGGCTTCTATGGATAGTCAATATTCGGTGGCGACTCAAGTGTTGGGAGAGGCGGATTTGATTCATTTGTGGAACACATATCCTGGTGAGGAGAAACTTATGATAGCGGGGTTGCCGATTGATTTTGGAAAAGTTAAGGTGGTAACTATGAGCGGGAGTCTTTATCGAGACAATTTTGGGAAAGACCATCAACATCATCGGCTTATAAATCAACAGATAGCGGGGTTGGGTAATTGTAGGTTGACCGTACAGAATCCTATGTTGAAGTTCCCCGATGAAATTGACTCGACATTTATTCCTCATGCGGTAGATACGGATTTATTAAAACCAAAAGAGAAGCGGGAAAAAATTGTGGCTACCTATAAGCCCATAAATGTTGAATCATCTAAGTCGAGCGATGAAGAATTGAATCTTTTGAGGGATATGGTAAAAAAGTATCCTGATTGGCGGGTTGATTTAGATTGGAGTATGGCGTGGAAAGAGCGAATGGCACGATTGGCGGAATGTAGTATTTTTGTCCAAGATATAAAATCATATATTGGTTATTGGGGGAGATCGGCACTTGAGGCTTGTGCTTTGGGTATACCCACCATTCAGAATTACAACGGTGATGTTTTAAAACATTCAGAGGGTAAATTGGGTAATCCGCAAGTTGTGCGAGTAGACCAAGAAACCGTTGAAGATGCATTGGTCAAGTTGATTCAAGGTGAAGATTATCGGAAAGATGTGGGACGTTGTTCGAGGAATTGGGTTAAATCTCATTTTTCTTATCCTGTGGTTGGTAAAATGTATTCTGATGTTTACGGGAGTGTTTTATGAAATTTGAAGATGCTAAAATTTTCATAGCCATATTGGATTATCCATACATTGAAAGTGAATGTGTGGTTTCGACTTTGAGTTTGTATGAATATTCCAAGTATTTGTGTCCTGGTGGAAGGAAAAACCGAGCTAAAACGACTTCCGTTAATGATGTCGAGCTTTGTTTTGCGTGTGGAACCAGTCCTGCCAGAGCACATAACAAGGCGATCAAGGATTTTCTTGATGACCCGCGGGGATTTAAACACTTATTAATAATTGGTCGGGATCATATATTCAAATGTGATGCACTACAGATATTGTTTGAGGCAGACAAGGACATAATCGCTGGAATTACTACGGGACGTTTGAGGGCTATGTCTCAGTTAAGAGAACCAGTATGGAGTGTAGTTAGTGATTGGCAGGATGGTATTCCCGTTACCTTGACTCGGATTCAATGTCTCGAAAAAATAAAGAAGGAAAAATATCAACCCTTTGAAGTGTCCGCTATCGGCGATGGTTTGATGTTGATTAAAAGAAAGGTGTTTGAAAAATTGCCGTCACCCTGGTTTTATGAACCACCTATTCCACATGAACAAAGAGTGAATCTTAAAGGAGCTACGGGGGGAACCATTGGTTGTGATATTGTCTTTTGTAGGGAAGCGCAAAAACGCGGTTTTAAAATATGGGCACATCCCGGAGTTCAATATGTTCATATTGGTAGAAGTTATTCGGCAGTAGAATATAAGGCGGATTAGCTGTGCCATTAACAAAGTGTTGGGAGAAAAAGGTTCCTTCTATAAACCCTGGTGCGTTACAGAAACTTGAAAAAATTATAGATGAAAAATCTAAGGTATTTGAATATGGAACGGGTGGTTCTACGGTATGGCTAACAAAGAGAGTGGGAGAATTGGTGTCGGTGGAACACAATAAGGATTGGTTTAGAATTTTAAAGGAAGGTTTTATGGAGACACTTGGTGGAATTCCTGATAATACAACCCTAATGTTAAGGTCGGGCAATCCTGTTCTCAATGATACTTGGGTGGAGTCCGAAACGACCAAGGAGCACATTGGGCTGGATTTTATTGATAGCATTTTGGCTTATCCTGACAATTATTTTGATTTGGTTTTCGTGGATGGAAGAGCGAGAATGTCGTGTTTGTTTAATTCTCGTTCTAAGGTCAATCCGGGTGGATTTATTCTTTTGGATGATTCACAGCGAGAGTGGTATCAAGACGGAATGGGTATGATGGCGGATTGGGAGTGTAGGGTTTGTAGGGGTAAAGACAACACAGAATTTCAGGGATGTCAGTCAACCTTTTTTAGGAGGCCTTTAGAAAATGCCAATCTATGATTATCAGTGTGTAAAATGTGGTTACAGATCAGAGAACTTTGTTTGGCATTTGAAGCAAGGTGAAATAGTCTGTCCACATTGCAAGGGATCAATGGCTCGACTATTTACGACTTCAATTATGCCACTTTTGAATCGGCAGAAACCTTGCTCTTTCAAGCACGAGCCAAAGGAATGTGATGCAGACAAGGATATTTGGTTGAGCGTAAAAGCGGATGCGGAACGAGGAAATATGACCCAGAGAGAATATAGGTTTTGGAAAGACGAATTAGAAAAAAGTCACCCTGAAATAATACCATAATATGAACACAGCGACTTTATACAAAGACTTAAAGAATCTTTTCTTTCACTTGCAGATAGCCGATGAGCGCCTTCAGGTGGCAACGAAAGCGGGGTTCTTGGAGATGGCTCACTACATTGATCTGCCCGATGCTCAGGCTCATCCAGATGATATTACGGTCGCATCCGGGACAGCACATTATAGTGTAACGCTTGCAAGTGGTGAGGATATGGATCGGATAACCAGTGCGGTTTTTGTCTCAGGAACTACCCGACGAATCTTGGGTGATTCCTGGACTGAAAGGACATACCAACATCATTATCGGGGAATAGCCGAAACGGGAGTGCCGACTGAGTGCTGTTATTATAACGATGAGTTATGGCTTTATCCTATTCCAAATTTATCGGGAACTGTTTACTTGACCTGTCAATCCGTTATAGCCGACTTGACCGATTTTCCCGATAACTATTTTCCATTGATGGTGGCACTGACGGCTAAAAATTTATTTAGAACAAACACCGATCCCGCAGGAATAGGAGTTTATCTTCGAGCCGATCGGGATAGAAAGGATTTGATTAAATCCTTCAAGAAGCGAATGCATCCTAAGAAAATGGTGATGGAAAAATCTACTTATCGTTCACGGAGAATACAGAGATTGAATTCCTTGAGATAAGGAGGAAAGATATATGAGGAAGATTGGATTGGTTTGTTTGGTTCTTTTATGTGTTTATTCGTTAGGTTTGGCTGATAACCTTTTAACTCTTTCTGATTTTCGCACAGAGGCTAAGAATCAATCCAGTCTTATCGTTCCCAGTTTTTATAGTGATACGGTCTGGAATAGTTGGGTAAATGAAGGTTGCCATGACTTGTCCAGCTATGGAATAGTTGAAAAATTAGATACCGTTGTCTTTGTTGTCGGAACCATGTTCTATGATTTAAACGTTGACCTTGTAAGTTTGATCGACCTTTTCCCATTAACCCCAGAAGACAAGAGGGCATTGGATTTGATTACACCTGGTGATATAGGGAAAATCGCAGGTGCAACAGGCTTGAGTGTGACCCGTTACTACTGGACAACGGGAAAGGATATTTCTGCTATCATCGGCTTTTATCCCACCCCCGCTGCCATAGATACGGTTCTGATTATTTATGGTGCACAAGCAGAATATTTAAGTTCAGATACAGACACAACCAATATTCCCTATTCGTTTCGACCGCTGATTACCGACTATGTGATTCATCGAGGTTTGTTTAGGGATGGTAGGACGGCTTTGGCTGACAAATATTATGAAAAATACAAGAACGGTGTTCAGGAAAAATTGAAAATAAAGGGAAAGCATTTAGATTATTTTGTGATACCAAAAGAAATTAAATAAAGGGTTCTATGAAAAAATTTATTGGTGTAATATGTTTGTTCTTTTTGCTTACCTGCTCTGTCGGGGCACAGGGGTTGACTTCGGCGGACGTGGTGACGAGCTTGACTCAACGCCTACATTCGGACAATGTTTTATTTCCTGATAGCGTGAAACAACAATTTGCCAATTTTGGTGCGAGGGTTGCTACCGTGCATGGGTTTGCATATTCAAGAACTGATACTGTTTTACTTATGCCAGATTCGATGCGGTATGCTTTAAGTGAGATTGCTGTTTGGGTATATCGGGTAGGTAAGTTGGGAGCGGCACAGCCATCTTGGAAGCAGGTAGATTTGGGTGATTTTGGTAAAGCGGGTATGATTGAGCCAACCAGTTCTGCCTTTTGGGATTTTACGAATGAGATGGGTAGTGTGGATAGTCAATTTACAGCGGGGGGTGAGACGAGTTGGGTTTATGTTTTTCCCTTCCCGGTTGCCGCAGACAGTCTCGATACGCTTTTGGTTCACTATTTTGCTTGGGCTGACACTATTAATGGTAACATTTCTACCATCTACCATGATCCGATTGTTGAGTGTGCCCTTATACCCGCATACATCAGAATGGGCAGGAGCGATAAAGCTGTTGAGGCATGGAATAAGGCTTCGTCTCAGTTGAGTAAATTGAGAAATGATAAGTTGATGGAAGTGTTTGATATTGAAATTGTTCCACGAAAACTGGGAGGTCGGGAATAATGGAAAAAAAGGAATTAGAGAAGAGAACGTGTCATGGATGTGATGGAAAGGGTTGGCTTGCTGGTGAGGATAATTTGTGGATTTGTGTGCTTTGTAAAGGGACGGGGATGTTATCTAAAACTCAAGTTGATATATTTTTTATGGGGGAGAAAAATACATAGGAGGGAGACAATGAAAACGGTATTTGAAGTATTAAGGTGGGCGTGGAGAGAAGACAAACACGCTTTCTGGCCTGTGGTTTCTATGTGGATATTGGTAGTCTTTATCTGCTTAGTAGCATTGGCTCGTGGTGAAGCCCTAAGAACCACCACTACAATTTGGGATGAAGTTCAGCTTGCCACACAGATTACTGATACTGACCCTATCTTTTCAGATAGCACCACTGTGGGGGCTACCCTGATCAAGGATGCGTTTGGGTGGCTCCAAAACAATATGTATGGATATGCTTACTTTGATCTATATTTAATGCAACTAAGTGAGATTGATTTAAGCTATGAACCCCTACCAACTACTTCTTACTATTATCATCTTCCGACAAGGATAAAGGGTGTGATGCACTTTGCAACCGATAGTGCGGAAGCTCTATCTTCGGTCGGCATTTACGATCTTTCCAAAAGATTTGACAATAATGCTACACGCCCTAATTTTTATGCTTGGGACAAAGATAATGAAATATGGTTTAATTCTTATTCTGCGGATACTTGTTCTGTTTATGTCTGGAGTTATCGGTATGCAAATACGGATTCTGCCTGTGCTTGGGGTAAGAAACCACCTGTTACCGCACCGCTAAGACACATTTTGGATATGAAGGTTATCGCCAACGCAAAAGCAAAAGAGCGGAACCTTGTGGCGTATAGCAATGTTAGCCAGATTGCACAAGCTATGTTGGCAGATGCTTTGCAGATTTATCGGAGGATAGAGACAGAGAAAGATATTGTGGTTCCACCTTTAATTTATGAGGAATAATGCGGGGGTGTAAACTTTTTATATTGGTGGGTTTTTTAATTCTTTGTGTTTTTGTGCTTTGGGTGAATGCTCAGGTTGAAAAGAAGCCGCTGGAACCTATACCGATTGGACAAACAACAGGGGAAAGATTACCCCAATATCAGCCAAGTTCCCTTCAGCCAATAGCTACCCTGCAGGGACAGGATGGTATAGCTTATCAGGTTCGGGAGTTTAAGGATTTCAGGAGAGGGTTGGACTTGGTTTCCACCAAGACAAAAGGTGATCCTACCTGTGCAATTGAGCTTGAAAATGCCCTG